CAAGGTAAGGCCGCTGAAAAAGCCAATCTAGCTGAAAGTCTAACAAAAGCCAAACAACGTCTATCGGAATTTAGTAATAATTTTCAAATGGCTCTTGCTAATAGCGGCATGTTAGATTCATTAATGAATGTATTTGAAATGTTAGGTAATTTTGTGTTAACCACATTAGTGCCTATATTTAATTTGTTTGCTTCGGCATTGACTACTATAATTCCTATGGTAACATCATTCCTAACTCCAGCATTTAAAATGCTAGGAGAGTTTGTGCAAAACAAAGTGGTACCAATATTTCAAATTCTTGGAGCATGGGTACAAGACGGCCTAATGCCTATCTTTACAAGATTATGGACAATTGTTACTAACGCTGTAGATGCACTTAGCAGTATGGTTAGCGGAGTATTAGGCACTACAGACATTATTGAAGATGTGTTTGAACCTGCACTATACGCAATCAGCGATTTTATTGAAGATAATCTAGAACCTGTATTAGCAACATTGGCTGTGGTAGCAATACCTGCGGTAATTGCTAAAATGGCAACCATGGCTATGAGCATGTTAGGAACCATTGCAAACTTTATTGCTCTTAATTTGCCTATGATCGGCTTTACCATTGCGGTAGGAGCAATAATTTATCTGTTTAAAAAGTTTGGAGTAGATCTAGGAGTTGTTACTGATGCCCTTAAATGGGCCGGCAGTTGGATCAGCACATTATTTTTAAAACTTCAATATGCCATATATTCATTGCTGAATAAAATTCCAGGTATGCGAGGTGATTTTGATGATGACTTAAAAAATATTAGTAACAAGATGGAAGAGAATGAAAAAGAAAGAGGCAAGTTAGAAGAAGACATGGCCGCACGTCGTCAAAAGAATTTAGAAGACGAAGCCAAAAAAGAAAACAGCAGAGATGAAAGAGATAAAAAACGTGGAGAGCGTAGAGAGCAGAGAGAAAAAGCGGCCATTGATCGAAAAGAAAAAGCTGAACTCGGAGCGATAGGAGCTAAAGAAGATAGAGAAAAAGCAGCAGAAGATGCTAAAAATGTTACGGTCGACATGAGTGATCCTATACAAATGTTAAAAACATTTGCGGCAAAACAAAACTCTGCATACACACAAGAAGCTAGAGCACTTGATGACAAAGAAAAAGCTCGTAGTGAAATGAAATTGGCCAGTGACGAATACAGCAAAGCTATAGAACAAGCTGGCAAAGCTAGAACACAAGACGAAAAAGACGCAGCAGAAAAAGCAGTTAAAGCCGCAGAAGAAAGACAAAAGAAAGCTCAAGACGCACAGGAAAAAGCCAACGAAGGGGTTAATAAAGCCGCTGAAAGAATGAAGCTGGCCAAAGAAGGTAAAGATCCCGGAGCAGTGGCAGCAGGTAAAGTCAAAGAAGAAAAGAAAACAGAAAGTGGAGGTGCTTCTTCTACAGGTAAACCCGCATCGGATGCCAAAGTTCCTCCTATTAATCAAGACATACAGAAAAATCTAGAAATGGTCAAAGCAGCTATGGAAAAACGCGGCATGACTGATCCTAAATACATCAATGCCACACTAGCTAATGTCATGAAAGAAACTGGCGGTAAGGTAGTTGAAGAGAATCTTAATTACAAAAATACTAGCAATGACAGAATCAAATCAATCTTTGGATCAAGAGCAGCTGGAAAATCTGATGCTGAACTAAATCAAATTAAATCTGATCCTAAACAGATGGGTGAGATGATGTATGGTTCTGGCACAAAAATAGGCAAGCAAATGGGTAACACTGAGCCCGGTGATGGATTTAAATATCGTGGTAGAGGTAATGTCCAACTTACAGGCAAAAGCAATTATGCCGCAGCTTCTAAAGCAATCTATGGAGATAATAGATTAGTTGACAATCCAGATCTAGTAAACGATCCAGCGGTAGCAGCCGAAGTAACAGCTTGGTACATGCAGAAAGGTCAACAGGGTATGGCCAAATCTTTAGGTATCAATACCAAGAATATGAGTCAGGATGAAGCCAATCAACTGGCCACAAGTCAAATTGCAGGTCGTGCTATTAAGCGAGGTGAAAAAGGATACCTTGGAGGAGAAGTACTAGACAAGGTTGACAAATTTTCTAAAGACTCTAAGATTGCAGGAATAGCAGGAGCACCTGTGAGTGAAGAAACTAAGAAAGCAATGGCTGAAGGTAAACCAAAACCACAAGACGGTAAAACTGAAACTAAGCCCGAATCAGGAAAAACTTCAGAAGATACAAAACGAACTGCAACAGCCGAAGGCAAGCCTGCCGCAGGTGAAGCACCGTCCGGAACACTACAAGGTCTAATAAAAGATGGAATAGTTCCTACGACTATAGCGTTCCAAGATCTAGTTAACAAAGGTATCAAACCATTCCAAGGAATGATGAGCGGAGTTCAGGCCAAGACACCTTTAGATGCTAAAAAAGCTGAAGAAGCTCGAACAGAAGCAGCAGCTAAAGATCCTAGAAGAGTAGATCAAGGTACAGTTAAACCAGAAGATAGTCTAAAGAAAGGCGAAGAGATTGTTAAAGACAAACCTTCTGCACAAGGAAAACCAACTGAAACATATACTATTAATGGTAAGCCTGCAAGTAAGGAAGAGTTTGATAAATTTATGAAAGACAATCCCGAGCTTGCAAAAATGATGGGCAAAGCATCTGGTGCTCCGGCACAAGCACGAGATCCAGGAACCGGTGAATTGTTAAGCAGTGCTAAAGATCTAACAAGAAGTTTATCAATTCCTTCGGAAGATATGAACAAGACGTTTGAAGCAATGGCCAATTTATCTAAACAAGATATGTCATTTGAGACCGCATTGTTTAAGAAAAAAGAAGCTAGCGATATATCTTTTAATCAAGATATGATCAACGGATTAGATCTTACCACAACAACTCTAACAACTTCACTGTCGGACTCATTCTCAGCATTTGAAAATTTTGAATCAGTGCTAACTGATATGCCGCAGGCGTTGGCAGACTCAGCTACTGCATCAAATGATGAAATAAAATCCACTAGAGACGATATGTGGAGTAGAGCAGACGACATATTGGAAAAAGCAGAGGCAGAAGGCCGTGCAATGACCGAAGATGAAAAAGCTCAACGTGCTGCATTGTTTCAGGCCGGCAACACATTATCTGAAAAGATGAATGCCAATTTTGCAGAGATTAGTAATAAGAGTACCAACATTGCAGCATCCGAAACACCAAAAGCAGAGATCGTAGCTGCCGCTGAAAAAGAAGCAGCAGATAAAATCAGAGCTGCCGAAGAAGCAGCACAAGCTGAAAAAGATAGACTAGCTAATCAGACAGTTATGGCAGGAAGTCAAGAAGGTTCCGGCGATAGTGCATCTGACTTAAATACAGCATTAGCTGAATTAATTGCTATCAGTAGAAAAACTGCTGATTTGAATGAAAAACAACTAAGCGTACAAAGCAGTCTAAGCGGCGATCTATTTGCCTAATTTGGAAAAACAATGAGTTGGAAAAAATACTTCACACCGGTAAACCTAGAAAATAAAAGTTCCATGAGCCCTATGGGCAACGGTGGTCGTATGGGACCTGCCCGTGCAAACTATTCAAGCTACCTGCCTGATATCTATGCAGGAACACCCAATCGTATTGAAAGATACATGCAATACGATACCATGGATATGGACAGCGAAGTTAATGCTGCCTTGGACATACTAGCAGAGTTCTGCACACAAAAAGACAAAGAAAATGCTACACCGTTTCATGTTTACTTTAGAGGTAAACCTACTGGAACTGAAACAAAAATCATTAAAGAAAGCCTACAGAAGTGGACCAAAAGTCAACAGTTTGAAACTCGTATCTTTAGAATTATTCGTAATACATTTAAGTACGGAGACTGTTTTTTTGTAAGAGACCCAGAAACACAAAAGTGGTTGTATGTGGACGCAGCCAAGGTTAGCAAAATTATTGTCAACGAAAGTGAAGGAAAAGTACCTGAACAGTATGTTATCCGTGACATCAACTTTAACTTTAAGAATCTAGTAGCAGTTACTCCACACGGAACAACCAATACTGCACCAAGCGGCACAAGTTCGTATACCAGCGGTGGCGGACAAGGTCGTGGTATGGTAGGTGCAGTAGCACAACCTCCAGGTACACGTTTTAGTACTCAAACCAACGAAGTAACTATTGATGCCAAAAATGTTGTACACATCAGTCTAAGCGAAGGCCTGGACACAAACTATCCATTTGGTAATAGCTTATTAGAATCAGTATTCAAAGTCTACAAGCAGAAAGAACTGCTTGAAGATGCTATCATTATCTATCGTATACAACGTGCTCCAGAAAGACGTATTTTCTACGTAGACGTTGGAAATATGCCAGCGCACATGGCCATGAGCTTTGTTGAACGTGTTAAAAACGAAATTCAACAAAGACGTATTCCAAGCGCCACCGGTGGCGGCAATAATGTAGTAGATAGCAGTTACAATCCTTTGAGTGTTAACGAAGACTACTTTTTCCCACAGACAGCAGAAGGTCGTGGATCAAAAGTTGAAACACTGCCAGGCGGTACTAATCTAGGTGAAATTACTGATTTACGTTATTTTACCAACAAGCTATTCCGTGCTTTAAGAATACCAGCAGCCTATTTGCCTACAGGTATTGAAGAGTCTAGCAACGTGGTTGCTGACGGAAAAGTGGGTACTGCTTATATTCAAGAACTACGTTTTAACGAATACTGCAAACGCCTACAAAGTCTAATTGTTGAAACATTTGACCTAGAATTTAAAATTTGGCTTGACAAAAACGGTGTTAACATAGACAGCGGCCTGTTTGAATTAAAGTTTAACACACCACAAAATTTTGCTGCATACCGTCAAGCAGAAATGGATACAGCCCGTGCTGCAACATTTGTCAGCTTACAAGAACTTCCACATCTCAGCAAGCGTTTTGCACTAAAACGTTTCTTGGGACTTACAGAAGAAGAGATCAAAGAAAACGAAGCATTGTGGAGAGAAGAGCAAGGCAACAATCTTGTGCCTCCAGCAGACAGCTCAGGATCTCTACGCAGTGTAGGAGTTAGCCCAGGCGGTATAGCCGCTGAACAAGCAGGACAAGATGCAGAAGCACCTGAAGGCATGGCAGCAGCCGCAGAAGCTGGAGATGTAGGCGCTGATGCTACTGGTGCTGCACCAGCACCTGGACCATAATATATAAATACAAGATGCTCCTACGAGAATTTTTTTACTTTAACGACAACACCAACGACTTTGCTCAAGATCGTCGTTACGACTCTTCTCGAGATTCATCTGTATTGGAAAAAGGCGACACACGCAAGATCAAACTTACCCTTCGCCAAATCAACTCACTACGCCATCAAACCGAAGCACACGAGTTTGAAGCTGAATCTGAGTTACAATTTATAAGACAGATGTATGGCACACAAGCACCTGCAGAACAACCAGCACAATAACATAGCCTTTGTACTAGGCAACGGAACCAGCAGAAATCAACTTAATCTAGAATCAATTAAAGGTCAAGGAACAATCTATGGCTGTAATGCACTTTACAGAGAGTTTGAACCTGATTTTTTAATTGCTGTTGATACCAAAATGGTCAACGAAATCATAGCCGCGGGCTATCATACAGATCATCAGGTGTGGACGAACCCCAATAAAGGTATCACTAGTAAAAGTAATGTAAATTTCTTTAGCCCGCATAAAGGGTGGAGTTCGGGTCCTACAGCACTTTGGTTCGCTAGCCAACAAGATTTCACACACATATACATATTTGGATTTGACTATCAAGGAGTAGATGGCAAGTTTAACAA